ATGATATCCTAAATGTGGACTTCAATCTATGGCCATGGGTAAGAAACCTATGCAAATACGGTGACTTTTTCCTAATCCTTAATATTGCCGAAAAGTTCGGTGTTGTTAATGTTGAACCAGCTTCTGCATACGAAATGATAAGGTTAGAAGGTTCTGATCCAAACAATCCTAATAAGATCATATTTAAGAGGGATTACAGTGGATACGGTGGCGCTGGTTATGTATCAAGACAGGAAGAGTTGTACGATAACTACGAAGTTATTCACTTCAGAATGCTCAGTGATACAAACTTCCTACCCTATGGCAGATCACTACTAGAGCCAGGAAGGCGTGTGTATAAGCAGCTGATGATGATGGAAGATGCAATGCTTATTCACAGGATTATGAGAGCACCAGATAAGCGCATTTTCAAAATCGATATAGGTAACATACCACCCAATGAAGTTGATGCATACATTGAGCGTATTGCTAATCAGATGAAAAAAACACCATACGTAGACCCAAATACTGGTGAATACAATCTGAAATTCAATCTTATGAACATGATTGAAGATTTCTACCTACCAGTTCGTGGAACAGAAAGTGGTACCAATATCGAAAACTTAACTGGTCTGCAGTACGATTCTATTGCAGATATCGACTACTTGAAAAATAGACTGCTTGCATCTTTGAAGATTCCAAAGGCATACTTAGGATATGAAGAGGATACAACTGGTAAATCAACTCTAGCATCACAGGACTTCCGTTTTGCAAGAACAATCGAAAGAATTCAACGTATCATCGAAAGTGAGCTTACAAAACTTGCAATCATTCACCTATATGCACAGGGATTTCAGGATGACGACCTAGTTGATTTTTCAATTAGCCTATCACCAGCATCTACTGTATTTGAGAGAGAGAAGATTGAATTGTGGACATCGAAGGTAACCTTAGCCGGTGATATGATGGATAAAAAGCTATTTTCAAAAAGGTGGATCTACGAGAATATTTTCCATATGAGTGATGATGATTACCTACGTGAAATAGACGGAGTAGTTGACGATATGAAATACACATTTAGATTATCTCAAATCGAAAGCGAAGGAAACGACCCAGCAAAAACGGGTATGTCATTTGGTACACCACACGATATCGCATCCCTATACAAAGGTGGCGGTAAGGACGATGTACCAGCTGGTTATGATGAAAGAGAAATACCAGAAGGTGGATGGCCAGGTGCCGGAAGGCCAGAATCACATACGACTTACGGAAAGCACAAGCATCCACTTGGTTGGGATCCGTTAGGTAGTAAGTTTAACAAAAAAACGCCATACAGAGGTAGTGTAAAAGAATACAAAAATAAAACAGCAAAATCCGCAGTAGAGTCTTTATTTAGATCTAGTGCGCAGGCGAAGAAAGGGGTTATTAGTGAGTTATATAGTGCATCTAAGAAGAAAGACCTATTAGATGAGTCTAATTTACTTGATAACAAGGACAGTTAAATAAAAACCTGCATATTTATTTGTATACACGACATGGCAAAACTTAAACATTCAAAGCTGAAGAATACACAAATTCTATTTGAACTCTTAACGAGACAAGTAGCAGCTGACACCATCAGAGGGACAGAAACTTCCCCAGCACTACGTTTGATTCAAAAGTATTACAAGCCAGGCACAGTACTTTCTAAAGAATTGGGATTGTACGAATCGCTTAGCCGCCAAAAATACAAAAGCGAATCAAAAGCAGAAACGCTACTAAGAGAGGTGCTAAAAGCAAGAAGAGCATTAGATGCAAAGCGTCTAGCGGATACAAAATATGAGCTTGTAAAGGAAATCAAATCGAACTACAATCTTGATGCCTTCACTCGGACTCAGCTTCCTGATTACAAGCTATATGCATCAATTTATAGTTTGTTTGAATCAGATACAAAAGCGAAACTAACTCCAGAGCAAGCAGTAAACTGTAGATTTTCTATCATCGAACATATCTGCGGTAAAGCAGCTAAGAAGCCACAAATGCTTGAAGAGAGCGGAGCTATTGCAGAGTACAAAAAGGAGACCGAAGAAGTGCGCTTGCTTGCATATAGACTAATGATTGAAAACTTCAATAAAAAGTATAGCAAACTGACAGTACAGCAAAAGGCCCTGCTACGTGAGTATATCAACAACGTATCTAATTCGGATACAATGAAAAATATACTTATAACTAACGCAAAAGCGGTAAGGCAAAATATCACAAAGTTATTGCCAAAGGTAACCGACAAAGTAACGGTAATCAAACTAAAGGAAATCTATAAGCTAACTAAAAAATATGATGACGTGAGACTAGTTAATGAGAATCATGTGTTAGCTATGTTAATGTATATGGAACTTATAAAAGAGCTAAAAAAATGTTAACAAAGAAAGAAAGAGCTGAATTAAGAGAATATGTCAAGGACATCCAAAATGAGATGTCTGTATCAGGCAATGTAGCATCATACTCAACACCAAGAGCATTCAATAAGAATAAAGATGCTGAAGGATCCGAAGCTTCCGAAGAGGCAGATCCAGCAACGGCTTACTTTGAAAAGCCACCTAAAAGAGGCACAGCAAAGAGCTTTGATGTAGTTTCTTTGAAAGAGGGATCATATAAAGAGTTTAAGAACGATCCATCAGCAACTCCAGTGCAGAAGGTAAATAAGTCGATTGCCGAAATCAACAGAAGATTGGCCGAAGTAAATCACATACTATCGCAAAGCATTCGTCTAAAAACAGAATCAAACGTAGCATCAGGAGCCTACTGGAAAAAGACAACCAGAAACATTGCTAAGATCAACGAAAGAATGACCGTAATAAGTAATAAACTTAAAAAGCTAAGCGAATGAGGACAGAGGAGTTTAGACGTGTTCTGAGAGAGGAAGTACGCAGAGTACTGCGCGAAGCTAAGCAAGAAGAAGACTTAGCCAATGCATTAATACTTGCAGGGGAAGATGTAACCATCGATGATATTGAGTTAGCAAGCAAGAGTAGCGGCACAAGCAGCTACGATGTAACTCTAGACGGGGAGCCTTATCAATTTGACGTAGACAACTCAGGACTGGTTACTTTCTATGACGGTTCAAAGACAATTGAACTAGGTTATCTAAGTAATCCAGAAGTAATTGCATCTAAGTACAAAAAAGCAAAAGGAATATGAATAAGAATTTAATAGTTGACTTTGCAGGTGTTATTGAATATACACCAGAGCAGCTGAACGAATCCATGCAGCAAAATAATGGTAAACTGATATTATCAGGACCACTGCAGCGTTATGGATCAACCAACCAGAATGCAAGAGTATATCCGGAGAGTGTATTGAAGCGTGAGGCAGTAAAATATAAAAACACATTCATCGCAGAAAGACGAGCTTTAGGTGAACTAGACCATCCAGAATCTTCAGTTGTCAATCTAGCAAATGTATCGCACAATATGTTAGATTTGTGGTGGGATGGTAATACGTTAATGGGTAAACTAGAATTACTACCAACACCATCAGGCAATATTGCAAAGCAACTATTCCAAGCCGGTATTAAACTAGGCATCAGCTCTAGAGGGATGGGTAGTGTAAGAGAGATTGGTGAAGGTAAGGTTGAAGTACAAGACGATTACGAGATTGTGTGCTGGGACCTGGTATCTAATCCATCTACGCATGGTGCATTTATGGATGGAGGTCGGATGAATGAGTCTTATAACGGACTGACAAGAAAGACCGGCAAGTACGAAACAATTGATGGTTTGATTACAAATATAATAACACTGCTATGAAGAAGCTAATAGATCTACTTAATGAATCCAACGTAAACCTAACAACCGAGCAAAAATCTGCTTTTCTTGAGGAGATTAAAGGCTTTAGTGCAATCTCCGAAGCTGTCTATAGAAACAGTCGTTTGAAAGAGGTTGCCAAGCAATTAACTATGCTAGCTGAAAAGGCAGAGCAAGTAACTTTATCAGAAACTGAAGAGTGGTTTGATCAGGTAACTGTAAAAAGAAACATGAAAGAGTTAAAAAACGGTGCTAAAACCTTCAACAAAACTGTAGATGAGATTAACGTATTACAACAGCGTTTGGAATCAATCTACGAAGAAATGGGAAACACACTAAGCAGATACTATGAGATCTAAGGAGCTTAAAGATTTAATTCGCAGAGAAATTGTAGCAGCACTTCGTGAGCAGAAGACTCCAGAAGAGATTGCAGCTGATAAGGCTGACGTAACAGCAGCTCAGGCACGTCTTAAAGATGCACAAGAGAAACTAAAAAAGGCACAGACGAAAGCTGCAGCCAAAGAAGGTGCAATTAAATTAAAAGACTTATTAGAACAGGAAGAAGAAGAGGAAGCTGGAGCAAACCCATTTGCAGCAGGTGGAGATGAAGGTGGGGAAGAAGAGGCTGGTGGGGATGATGCAGCTGCAGAAGAAGGCGGAGAAGAGGATGCTGCAGCCGACGAAGGCGGAGAAGAGGAGAAAGCCGAGCCAGATCCGGAAATGCCTAAGAAAGATGATATTACTGTTGATTTTGACATCAGCAGCGTTAAGCGATACAACAAAGATCAGCGATTCCGCGGATCACAAGGTATTGTCAAAAAAGTAACAAAAGACGGAATGATGCTAACTGTAATTCCAGATGGTGTCGACATTTTTGTTAATTTTAACGACATAGAATAAAAAAATTCACCAAAAGCCGCATCACTACAGCGCTTTTGGTAAGATGGGGTATACTTATACTTAAATGCATCATTCTGATATGATGCCATATTTAATTAAACCCTATTGTGGCTCAATAATAGCTGCAGACAATCCAAAACAATTATGGACAAACTTTTAAAAGAAGCAATCGCAGATGCTAAAGCAGTACGTGAGACCGCATTAGCAAATGCAAAGCTGGCATTAGAAGAAGCCTTTACACCAAAATTGCAATCGATGCTCTCAAAAAAGATTAGAGAGGAAGAGGAAATGGAGGAAGAAGAAGAGGTAGAAGAAATGCCAGAAACAGCGCGTTTTAAAAAGCTCGCTAACATCTCTGAAGAGGACGATGAGATGGACATGGAAGATGAGGAAACTGCTGACGACATGGACATGGAAGATGACACTGAAGAGGATTTCGAAGAAGAAGACTACAGCGACGAAGGTGGCGATATGGACTTCGAAGAGGAATCATCTGAGGAAGAAACTGAAGAAGCTCCTGCTGAAGAAGAGGATCTAGATTTGGAAGCTATTATTCGTGAGCTAGAAGGCGAAGACGAAGAAATGGCTGAAGAAGGAATGGATTACGAATCCGAAGAAGAAGAGATGGCCGAAGAAGGAATGGACTCTGAAGAAGACGAAGACATCGACATCAACGAGCTTGTAAAAGCTTTGCGTGAGGAAGATTCTGAAGAAGAGGAAATGGCCGAAGAAGGCATGAAGCGTCGTAAGAAAAAGATGATGGAAGCTGATGACGAAGAAGAGTCTGAAAAAGACAAAGAGCTTGAAGAAGCTTATGGAGTTATCAAATTCTTGAGATCAAAAATCAACGAAGTGAATTTGCTTAACGCCAAATTACTTTATGTCAACAAGGTGTTCCGTGCTAAGAACCTAAGCGAAAGCCAAAAAGTTCAAGTAATCGAAACCTTCGATAGAGCTAAAAACGTACGCGAAACAAAACTTATCTACGCAACAATCGCTGAATCGATTGCAAAACAGGCTCCTGCCAAAAACAAAGGAAAGCGTCTAGTTGAGAATTTCTCATCTGCTCCAGTTAAAGGCACAAAGAGACCTATTTTAGAATCGAACAACCAAGTTGCTAGGTTCCAAAAACTCGCAGGAATTAACAAAAACTTTTAATTAACCAAAAACCAAGATCAAAATGGCAACAAACATTACATCTCAGCTACTTGGTTCTGCTAACCCATACAAAGATCGTATGTCGGAAGTTAAACCACTTATCAGCAAGTGGAAGAAATCCGGTCTGTTAGAAGGACTAAGAAGCGAAACTGAAGTTAACAGCATGGCTGTTCTTCTAGAAAACCAAGCAAAACAGCTTGTAAAAGAAAACTCCATGACCACTGCCGGTGCTAACGCAGGTGGCTATGAGCAATGGACTGGAGTAGCTCTTCCTCTTATCAGAAGGGTATTTGCTGAAATCGCTGCTAAAGAATTCGTTTCTGTACAGCCGATGAACTTACCTTCTGGTCTAGTATTCTACTTGGATTACAAGTATTCTACTCAAAACCGTCCTGATGGTCGTAAAGGCTTTGACGTAACTGGTAAAAATCAGATTGGTACCTTGCAAGGTATTACTGATACTACCGGAGACGCTTCTGATGGTCTTTATGGTGCTGGTCAGTTTGGATACTCAATCAACCAAACTGGATCTGCATTCACCATCCTAACCACTGGTTCAGCTACCTGGTCTACCTTCAACTTCGATGGTAACTACAGCTCTTCTTTTGGTACTTTCAAAACCATCACCGTAACTACTGGATCAGCTTCAACTGATTACGCTACTTACGCTGACTGGGCTGGTGTAAGAGGCTTTGCATTGAAATCAGGTTCTTCCTATTTGTCAGTGCTTCCAGCTTTCACTACCATCAACACTGCTAACAACTCAGTAACCTTCGTATTTACTGGTTCAGCTGTAACTACTGGTTCATTTACTGGTGAAGTTGTTTATCAACGTCAACCAACCAATGACAACCGTGGTGATTTCGAAGCTAACAGAACTAACACTGATCTGAACATCCCAGAGATCGACTTGGTAATGCGTTCTATTCCAATCACTGCTAAGACTCGTAAGTTAAAAGCAAGTTGGACTCCTGAGTTCGCTCAAGACTTGAATGCATACCACTCAATCGACGCTGAGGCTGAATTGACCTCTATGTTGTCTGAGTACGTATCTATGGAGATCGACCTTGAAATCCTTGATATGTTGATCCAAGACGCAGCTACCACTGAGTACTGGTCAGCACAAGTTGGTCAAGAATGGAACGGATCTAGCTTTGCGCAATCTGCCTTCACTGGTCAGGCTTACGTACAAGGTACTTGGTTCCAAACTCTTGGTACCAAATTGCAAAAGGTATCTAACAAGATTCACCAAAAGACCCTTCGTGGTGGTGCTAACTTCCTAGTTTGCTCTCCTGATGTGGCTACTGTGATTGAATCAATCCCTGGATACGCTGCAGATACCGACGGTAACAGCATGAAGTTCGCTATGGGTGTACAAAAAGTAGGTGCTTTGAATAGCCGCTACCAAGTATACAAAAACCCATACATGCAGGAGAACACAATCCTGATGGGCTTTAGAGGAAATCAGTTCTTGGAAACTGGTGCAGTATATGCTCCTTACATTCCATTGATGCTTACTCCTCTTGTGTACGACCCAGTTAACTTCCAGCCAAGACGTGGTGTAATGACTCGCTATGCCAAACTAACAGTTAGGCCCGAGTTTTACGGAAAAGTGTACGTTTCTGGCTTGCAAACTGTGTAAGAGTTCTACGGTACATTATAAGAAAGGCCCACTCAATCGAGTGGGCTTTTTTTTTGTAGCTGTTGCATTTTAGAAAGTTTTATGGTATATTTATAGTAAAAGTTCTATGGAAAGACATATCATTTACAAACTAACAAGCCCGAGTGGAAAGATCTACATTGGCAGAACAGCAAACTACAAAAAGAGACTAATAGACCACGAGTACCAAGCAAAGAACGGAGTACAGAGGCCGTTATACAAAG